GGAGCTACCGGCGGTGGAGCTACCGGCGGGGCTACAGGATTTGTTTTTCCTTGCTCGCGCCTTGCCAGCTCTTCCTTTCGGGCCTGTCTGCCGTACTGAGCCCGCTTTGCACTGTCCTTGTGCGCTTCGCTTTCGCTTAGAGGGACTGTTACACCTCCTTTTGTTCGCGAAAGAAAACTGGCAAGCTGGGCCTCTCGCAGCTGGGCCAACATTTCCTTGGCTGATTTTCCGCTCGCCCAAGCCGCTGCCTGCTCGCGCGCGGCAATGCCAAGCCTTACGCTCTCCTCCCGCTCCTCCTCTTGCTTGGCGTACTTCTCAGCGGATAGTCCGCTCTCCAAAAACCTTGCCTGCTCGCGCGCTGTTTGCTCGCGCCTTGCTTGCTCGTTCTTGTCAATGCCAACCTCCCCGCCCTCGGCCATCTCCATCAGCATTTCCTTGGCTGATTTTCTTTTCACTTCGCCCCCTTCGGCCATAAACCGATTGGCAATGGACATTGATCCAAAGTTAAACTGATCCGGGTTGCTGACCACGTTAAGGGCAGTGGCGCGGTTGCCCGCATCCCTGCGCGCTGTTTCTGCGGCTTGCTGCTGACGGGCCACAATCTCCTCTTCCTTGAACGGCAGGACAGGCGCTGCCATGTCAAAGGACCCCGGGGCCGTGGGCGCTTGCATGTCAAACTGCCTTGCCAGTGTCGGCTCTGCCGGGCCCGCATAGTCAGAGGTGCGATCCCCCGCGTTAAAATCCGCCACAGCTTTTTCATACGCGCCGTACTGCTGCTGGTAAGGGTTGTACACATCGGTGTTGTACTGCTGGGCCGCTGCGTTGTACGCTTGGGACTGCTGCTGGTAAGGGTTGTACACCTCTTCTTGGTACTTGGCCAAACCCGTGTTGTACGATTGGCGCTGCTCCTCAAACGCGTCCAGCTCCGCTTGGCGCTCGGCCAAATACTCACGATCCGATGCGCGCAGAAACGCCCTTTGAGCAGGATTGGCAATGCCACCAAAGGCAAACTTTTGGACATTGTCCATGTCGTCATCTGACAAAGTAGTGTATTTCATAGCGCCTTGGCCAAGGTATTGGTTAGCCCATTTTAAACGTCAATAGTACTCCGGCACAAGGTCTCCCGTTTCCCTTTCCTCGTTGTCGTCCGTGGCCAAGCTAATAAAGTTACCCCGCCGAAACCTGTCCATTGCCATCGTCGTGCTGTCCACCATGTCGTCGTTGTCCCCGTGCGGGAAAGCCGCGCACTCCTCAACAAGCAGCTCCGCCCACTCCGTGTCAGGTGCCCAAACCATCCCCGCCTCAAACACAGGCGCCACCGCATTGGCCCGCGCCACCTTGTCCGTGCCCGTTCTCCTGCCCCCCGGCGAGTACATCGTCACAGGAATACTCATCCGCCGCAACTCCTGCTGCAAAGGCGTGCCCGTGGCCTTCGCCTCAATCAACACGTTGTCTGGCTGCCAATGGTCATACTGCTCCTTTGCAATGCGCTTTAACTCCGGAAAATCCCAACGCCCCCTCTTAACATCCAACAAAATAATCGACGCCCCAGAATCCTCATTCTCGTAAAACACACCCCACGTCGTGATAACAGAAAAGTCAGCCGTCTCCTTCTTGGAATACGCCGTGTCCATCGACTGAATAATGTAGTTCACCACCGGCGGCTCATCATGCGGCCAGACCCTCCACCACTCCCTCTTCAAGATCGCACCCTCGTCATTCGTAGGCTGCTGCTGGTACATTGCATTCCACTTCTGTACCGACAAACTAGCCTTCACGCCTTCCAACTCCTCCAGCTTCCAAAACTCCGGCCACAAGGGTTTACCCGATGGCAAGATGGCAGGAAACTCAATCACCTCCCACTGATCCGCGTTCCGTGATTTCTGCGCCTTGAGCAACCGCGCCGTCAAATCCTTTGTCCCCCACCTCGTCATCACAATCACCACCGCCCCGCCCGGCTGCAATCGCGTACGAGGACCCGAGCTGTACCACTCCCACGCATTGTCCAAAGCCAACTCACTCATCGCATCCTGCTCCGAATGCGGGTCGTCAATGATCAAAACATCCGCACCACGGCCCGTCATCGCACCTCCAACACCAACCGCAAAATACTCCCCGCCCTTGCTCGTGTCCCACCGGCCGGCAGCTTTGCTGTCCTGCTTCAAACTAACATCAGGAAACAAATCCTTATACACATCCGTGTCCATCAAATCACGGACTTTCCGGCCGAATCGCACCGCCAACTCACTGTTGTGCGTCGCCTCAATAGCCTTGGTTCGCGGATCACGGCCCATGAGATAGGCCGGCAAAAGAAAGCTCGCAAACTCAGACTTTGTGTGCCGAGGCGGCATGTTAATGATCAAACGCTTCAAGGACCCCGCAGCAATCCGGTCAAAAGCCTTGCCCATAACCGAGTGATGTTCACCGAGGATCGCGCTTGGCCAGACATAGCGTGCAAAATCAAGGAAGCCGGTCTTGGCCTTGTCTTGCGTGTCAATCTGCGCCAGTCGGTATTCAAGCTTTAGCCGTTCGGCGTCAATTTCTTCAGGGATCATAAAAGTCCGTTTCGTTTTAAATTTGCACAAATTTTGGCACAGGTTGACTTGTTACACAAAGGGGGCCCTTTTATTGTTGGGGGTCTAAAAGTGTTTCACGTGAAACTTACCGTGTAAAACAAGGCTAAAGCCTGCGCCGCTTCCCCCCCGGCCCGTTTTTTCGGGCCCCGGGGCGGGTGGGTGCTCACTTACGTGCTAGGGCCCGCGAACCGGGGCGCCGGGCACCGGGGCGAAAGTTACCAGGAACGCCGACCACGGCCGGCGGCCACCATGGCCACGGCCCCCATGGACACGGCCGGCGGCCCCCATGGCCACGGCCGGCGGCCGCAGCTGGCCGGGCCTTGTTTGTATGTCGCACATACAAACACCTGGCCGGCGGACATACAAACACAAACACCGGACCAAGCGCCGGCGGCCCCCATGGCCACGGCCGGCGGCCCCCATGGCCACGGCCACCAAGCCACGATACGCGCGCCACGGATCACGCGCTGGCCGGGCCTGGATCGCGGCCTGGCATGGCGCGGACTATGGCCCCGGGGTTTGCGATAGGTTTAAGCTATTCCCAGGCCGGCAGGCCGATACCGGGCGAAAAAAAAACCCGGCGCCTGGCCGGGTTTGAATCGAACTAACGCGGCCAGCTCATGCCGGAACCCCGGCAGCTGCGGCCAGCTCGGCCAGCATGGCGTCGGCCGTGCCTAGGGCGTCGGCCCTGTCGTCGGTGAAGTACTCGGCCACCAGGCGGCCGCCGGGGCCGGTGGCGCGTACTTGATACTCGGACCATGTGGCGGACCATGTAACCCGGACCAAGCCAGCGCCGGCCAGGCGAAACAGCTGCACCAGGCGCAGACGGCCACCGACGCGGCCGGCAGCATTCAGCAACAGTGGAACCGGGGCGCGGCCGGTGGTCACGTGATAATCAGGGACAACAAAACAGGACATAAAAATTCTCACTTTCTAGTTTATTCCCGGCCAACGTGGCCGGGGTTTAATTTTAGTCTAAAAAATCAACTGAACGCAATAGGCAAAAAACCCGGCGCTTGGCCGGGTTTGGGTTATCGAATTTTGAACTCTCTCGCCAGGTCGTCGCCACCGTGGCGGCCGATCCAGCCATGGCCGGTAAAACCATAAGGGCCGCGCTCGATTGTGATTTGATTTTCTCCCCATGTTAGCTGCAGCCAGGTTTCACCAGCGCTCAATGCTTTGCGGATCGCGGCGCGTAGCGTCGGGCCGCTGGGTTTTTTGGTGTATTCAATTTGGACCATGATTAAACCCCTACCAGCTCGGCGGCGAGCAGCTCGGCGGCCCGGGCCTTAAGTGCTGCACCGGTCCCAAACCATGCCGATTCGATCCTGGTGTTATTCGAGCGGCCGCGCTCGTGGTCGACAAGCTCGGTTACCGCGTTAAACATAGCCCAGCGGGTGCCGGCCACGCCAGGCAAGTCAGAGCCGATCGCCCGGCCGTTAAATAATTGCATGATCCGCACATAAGCTTTTGACTCGGTCACCGGGCGCGCGCTGGAATGATAAGGGCGCAACAGCTCGGCAACGAATGCATCCGCCTGGACCATGTCCATGGTCTGGCCGGCCAACTGCCGGGACTGCACTAGAAAACCCTCAAAGGCATTCGCCACAATCCCCAGCTGCAGCCGCACAGCGTCGGCGTCGAAGCGTTCAGAATGCAAAACCCGGACGGCCGATTTTAGGTAACCGGTATTTATCTCGCCCTCGCCACGGACCACGCGGCCGCCACTGTAGCCGCCGACGGCGGCCGTTATGGTGTTATTGCACACCACGCGAATTGCCGTGAATTTTGCGACGGTCGCCATGGTTCCATCATATGACGTGCCCAGCAACAAGTAAGGCTTGACCAGGTCGCCGTCGACCACAGGCGCAGCATCGCCGACGCGGGCCAGGGCCCAAACCCGGCGGCCGTCACTGAGGGCGCCGGCGGTCTCAAGCTCAAACCCGCCCAGGTCTACCAGCTGGCGAAAGAAGTCCATTACCTGGCCGGGCTGCACCACGTTATAGGCACTTGACACAACCGCCAAGGGCGCGCCGGTGTCGGACCGGTGCAGCACTTTACGCGCTGGCCAGGTTTGCAGCTCCGTCGCGGCCGGCGTGGAATACTTAACGGGGCTCTCAAGCACATCATATGCAAGGCCTGCTTCGCGGGCCCATGTCTCAATACTTGCGCCAGGCGTTAGGGCCTGACCCAAACCATGCCAGGGGGTTTGTCCAGCGTAAGCAATAGCAGCGCGGCCGGTGGTTTCGTCAATCATATGAGCCATGATAATTCTCTCTTTCTAGGGTTAGCGCCGAGGAAAAGCCCCCGACGATTTAATTTTAGTCTAATAAAAATCTACTTGTCAACAAATTATTTTATGCTGCCTGGCCCAGGTCACCGACAATATGATGCCGCAACAGGGAACCCGGCGGGAGCGAGCGGGCGAAAGCCGCCAGGGCGGCGCCGTCATCTTGGGCGCCGGTCTTTTTGGTAGATTCCCAAGCCAGGCGGACCGGGCCGCCGTTACCGTAGCATCCGCCCGGGGCATCGTCACCGACCAGGCGCGCGCCGCTACCATGCGCGACAAACACAATTACATAATTCCGGTCACCCCGGGCACACAGCGGGCGGCCGTTGCCGCATTGGGCGCAGCTGAAATTTTCGGCCAGCTCGGCCGGGCACTGTACAAAGCGCACGCCGTCGAGGGTGTACGGCCATACGGTCCCGGACGGAGCGGCCACCACGGCCGGGCGGCCGGCGGCCACTGCGGCCAAGGCCTGGGGGATCGTGTCGCAGCTCGCATTAATCACGGTCTCACCAGGCGCCGGCGCCGGCAGCAGCTCGGCCGGAAAATGCGAATACGTCCAGGCCTGGCCTTTACGCGGCACGGCATGCCGCAAGGCCTGCAGATAGTCGGCGTCGATCAAGTCGGCTGCATGTTCACCATGGGGGTTCAATGCGCATGTTTTCGGGCACGTGCCAAAAACATTATGGCCCCCGGCGCGGTAGGTTACCGCGATCGGGCCGGTTTTTTTGTTGCCTGAGTGTTTTACAGTCTTAAGCATAATTTTCTCGCTTTCTTTCTTTCTAGTGGCCGGGCGGATTGCTGGCCTGCAAATAATTTTAGTGCAACAAGTCAACTTGTCAACCCCCTAGGCGAAAAAAACCCGGCACGCGGCCGGGCTTAAAAAAACCGGTGCGGTTACCGCAGGCGGTCGGCCATGGCCTGATTGGTTTCAACAGCGCAGGCCTGCCATGCGGCCCAGCTGATAAAACCCGATTCAGCGTCGGCCGGGGTTTCAGTGGCCAGCATGCGGGCGGAATAATCGCGCAAGGCTTCAAGCACGAACGCCTGCATCAGCGGGCCGGCGCTGGCTTGATGGATCAAGCGGCCGACAAGTGCAATATTCGTTTCTCGTTTCATACCGTGCCCCTTATGCCCGGATTGAAAAAGTATTGTCCTGAAAAAATTCCCGAACAGCGTCCGCCACATCTAATTTTTTCGCGATGCCCTCCGCGTCAAGCTCGCCCGCCAAGATGGCCAGGTCGATGTAGCCCGAGATATCATTTAATTGGCCCTCGGTCAGCTCGGCCGCCAGCGTCGAGATGTCAATATGCTCGGCCAGTTTTTTCAGGTCGATATTTTCGGCAATTGCGGCCGGGTCCACTTGACCGGTGACCAGTTCGGCCCGGATCATGTCGCGCACCATGGGGCGCATTTGTTCGGCCAAATCTTTGGCCAAGGCCTGCATGAGTGTGTTCAGTTCCATGTCTTTCTCTCTTTCTAGGGTTGGGGCTTCGCGGATCGCTTGGCCTAATTAAATTGTAAACCTACTTTTATCAACTTGTCAACTACCCCCGGTGATTTTATGCAACAACCACCAAAAAAATAATTTGATCGCCATGGGCTTGTGGTCGGTAGGGGTCTTGGGTGGGGCGTGTTTATGCAGTCGCTGCCGGGCTTCGGCCAGCCGTTCTCGGTCGCTCGTTCGCATAGCTTTCTCTCTTTCTAAGGTTGCCCGGGACATCCAGGTGTTTGTAATCCTAGCACACCGTTATCTACAACTCAACCACGTAGCATTTTATTTCTCAGCTCGGCCCATGATATGGCCGTCCACGGCCAACGGGCCAAGGCAGGGGTGTCGACGCCCAGGTTCACCAAGTCGACGGCTTGCTCGCCACAATAAAGCAGCAGCTCGGACTTGCTGGCATGAGCGGTCCCGGCGGGTTGGTACTGAACCAAGACGTAGGTCGGGCAGCGCAAATCGGAATGCTTGATGTGAAAGGCCACTTGGTGCGGTGACAGATTGATTTTGCGCCCGCGTTTGACGACCTTCAATTCGACCATGACAAACTCGCCATGGGGGAATGCCAGCAGGCAGTCGGGAATGCCTAGGTTAACCCGAGACTCAATTCGGGTGAAATGGCAATTTGGGAGATTTTCTTTCAGGCGTTTGTACAGGTTCGCTTCGGGTTTCAACGCCATGGTCTTCGTCCTCTTCCGGTTCTTCTTTAAGCTGTCTGGGGGTGACGTCAATTACTGGCCCAGCACTGCCTCCATACAGGCGTTTGATCTCTTCGAGCTTGCGCTGCACTTCTTCTTTGCTCATGCTGTCAATCGTGCCGTGGCGAATTTCCTTGCGCTCAATATAAATCGTGCCCAAGGCTTGCCCGCGCCGATATTCAGCCTGAACGGCCGCGCCGTATGCGCCGGACTGCAGCGCTTGGTCACGGATGACTTGGAGATCGCGCATATGCCGCTCAAACGTGGTGCCGTACTTCTCCCCCAGTTCGCGCCGGCGCTCTTGAATTGCGACCACAATGTGCGGGTTTTTTTCTGGGTCCGTCAGCTCCCGTGCCCGATTCTTTGCCCATGCCTCGCTATACGCCGCGCGCAGAGCAGCCTCTTTCAGGGTGACATGGCCATCGCCCGCGCAAAACTCCTCTACAAACTTCCACTCTTGGGGCGTCAGGACTTTGGGTTTGTAGGGCTTGACTTGGACGGCCAGGCGGGCCTCTACCCGTGAGTCTATTCCGCCCAGCTTCTTGCCGGCCAAAAATCTGTCATCTTTGAACGAGCCCATCAGGAGACCCTCCAAAGGCGCCAGCCCTCCCCATGCCTACGGCAGGTGAACCGCACGCCGAGGTGGCGCCTAGAGTACATGTAGGCGGCGCTGCGCAAGTTCTTGATCCATGTAGCGTCCAAGACCATAAAACTGTCGCCAACAGCCATTTCGGGAAATGGATAGCGCTCTCTGGGGTCAACGCCGCCGGGCAGGGGGATATTTTTTTCGATGTTCATGGACACATTGTGCAACAAACCCACAAGCAACGCAACCGCAGACCCTCCCGGTTCAAATTCATCGTTTCAGTAGGATTATTTCCAACATCTATTTCGTTCAGCAGCAGTAAATAAGTCGCGCGCGCATTTTAGGTAAATTACACCATTACACTTCTTAAAAACACTGTAATCACTCGTAACCTATTGATTTCATTAAGTTATTACACCATTACACCAATATCTCATTCTTAACTAGCTGTTAAACGAAACAAATCTTGAGAAAAAGGTATATAAAACAGCTAAAACGTAAGCCCCGTGATCCGTGATCCTTGCCTCTTCCTCCTTTTTGCCTTTAAAATGCGCAAAGCCCCAGTGCTCGACACACTGAGGCTTCACTTCCCACCACATCGTTGAACAAGGAACGACGCCATGAGCACCCCTGATCCTAGCACGTTGACTTACATGCGTGAGATGCTGAACTACCATGGCGGGGGCAACGGCGCGTTGATTTGGCGCCATGGCCGGCTGCGGGGTGAGTTTGCGGGCACTGAGACCACTGCCGCCAATCCGGAGTTGCGCGTGCGCTTTGAGGGCGTCTCCTACCTTGCTGCCAAGGTCTCTTGGTACTTGTGCATGGGGTATTGGCCCGAGAACCGGTTGCGCTTTGTCAACGGGGATCGTACGGACATTCGTTTGGAAAACCTGGAAGAGACGGACCGTGTGGACGGTCCGGGCCGCTGATCCCTCTTTCAGTGCCTGTCTTCCTCGTCCGATGTGGGGCCTTGGAAGAGCTTGACGGCGAGGGACGCGGGCATGAGCTCTCCGAATTCAATGGCTTGAACTTTGCCTGCGCGGATGCCGAGGTCTGGCGCGTGTACCACGGGCGCGATGCAAATCACCTGTTTATCGTCGATGGTCAGGCAAATCACTTGAACCATTAGCGTATCAAACAGCGCTGGCTTGCTACCGGCAGCGCCGTCGCACATTCTGCTCATGTGTTCTTATCCTTTAACTTGGCTTCGATGGCACGGGCAAACTTAAACGCAAAGGCTTCTGATAGTGGGTGGGTCAGTTCGTCTTGGCATTGCTGAAGAACTTTTGCAGCCGCTTCTAGCATTTGCGCACACGCCTCACGCTCATCAACACGTACAAGCTCGGCAAAGTGCTCGATGTCACCATGCAGCGTCAGGCCATTGGCCTCAATCAGTTCAAATACCGTCATGTGTTTTGAGGAATGCTTTTGAGGAATCTGAGGAACGGCTCGGGTAATGGGTTGTATCCGGTCAAACATCTTCTTGCCCAGGTCGTAGAAATCTTTGTTCTTTCCTGTGCTGTTGTCTTTAGTCATTTCAACAACTCCTTAGTCAGCGCCTTGATCGACTCATCAATCTGGTCGTGCAAGTACTCAGGCAGACTGTTCTTTTCCGCAAAACCCCACGACTCCAGCGCGGCCAGCAGTTTGATGATTTGAAGCATTTGTTCTTTAGTCATAGCAACCTCCCGATCACGTATGCCAAGCCCAACATCAGGCCAAACAGCACAACCCCCACGAACGCCCATGTAGCCCAGACAAGCTGCCTCTGGATGCCGCTCCAATGAACTTCTGGTAGTTCTGCGTCGTTGAACTCGCAGTTCACAGTGCAGTTGTTGGGATGAGGACATGGCTTGATACCTGAAGCTCCGTCACACATCCTAGTCATTCCGTCACCTCTTCAGCCTTCGCTGCAATGTATGCCTTCAGGCGTTTGATCTGCGCCTTGTTGAACGTCACCAGCGCCGATGCGTACTCCACTCCAGTCTCGGCTTTGAGTAGCTCCAACTCCGCTGTCGCAAGCTGCGCTGCTGCCACCTCAATGGGGGAAGGCATCTTGAACATGGCTTTAAGTTCGGTGTAAATATTCATATTAAACAGCCCTCGTTAGAATTTTTCTTGATAGAACTTGCCGATGACCTCGGCCAGCTCGTGGATGTGAAAGTCACCGCCTTCGCCACCGCCGTCAGCAATCCAGATCATGCCCGGCTGAATGCCCGGGGAAAGACGCCAGCCACTGATCTGAACCGTGTACCGTGCTTGGCCCTGCCTGAACCCTTCGTCGTAGGCCACTTGGGCCTTGCACGCATCCTCAATAGTCATGAGGGTGTGCTTTTGGCATTCTTCCCAGACAAACCTAGCGGCTCCTTCGCCGATTATTTTCTGTTCTGCTTTGGTCAATTGTTGCCACCAGTGATTAAAGGTCATGACTGCCCCCTGAACAGGCCCGTGAGCCGTGACCAGGCCAGCTTGCTCAGGGACATGTTGGCCACGGTGGATTTCAGGGCCTCGAGCTCTTCGTGCATGCGGTCTAGGTCTGCCTTTTGGCGGTGCGTGCCGACGATTACGCCTTTGGAAAAGCCCTGTTCGTAGGCCTCGTCGGCCACTTCGTTGAATGTGCGGCGGATGTATTGTTTGGCCATGTTAATTCTCCATGTGTTCAAAAACTTTTTGATCGATGCGGATACGCTCTTTGTCGGTCAGCTTGGCCTCGAGCCATGGTGCGGGCCTGCCTTTGAGGTCGCAGATTTCCCACTCCCCTTGCCCGCCTTCGGGCGGGTGGCTGTCGTCGGGGTCGGCGCGCAGGATGGCGGCCTGATAGGGCTCCCATGACGTTATGCAAATTTTGCATGGGATGCCGCAAACGGTGGATTCAAACTCAGTCATAGGATGTGATCTCATATAGATTCCTTAATTTGGTAATCATGAAAAACTGCACCCATGGATTTGTCCCCAACTGCGCAGTTCTTCACCCACACCTGCCTGCCCGACTTAAAGGTTCTCCAATGCCCACGGCGCTCGTGCCAGCGCGGGCTCGCATGCGTGCCGCCATGGTCCTCGGACCGTGGTTTGCGGGGTTCAATTACCACCGTGGTCCAGTCGTAAGTCGGCGCCTTTCCCTGGCGGATTTTCTTTTCCCAGTTGGCGCGTTTGGCAGGGATGTAGCCCACAGCGGGCTGCGTGTCTATGGACTCAAGAAACGTGGCAATGAAGGCAATTACCCCTGTTGCAGGGCTGGTTCGATAGTCAAAATGAGTGCCGTCTAAGTGACGGCACTTAATGCCTTCCTCATCCACGGTGTAGGTAAAGGTTGTAATGAGCCTGTAGGATTTTTTGTCCAGCTGCCCGCCGACTACTCCAGTAACCGCTTTTACCCGGTTGATCAGCAAAAGCACCTTCTTGTCCTCATAAGCACATACCAGCGCTGTGAGTGGATAAGGCAAAGGCCTCTCTAAAATGCTGCCGTCAACGGTCTGCTCCGCCTTATATACCGGCGTCATGTCAAACCACTGGTAGTTAAGGGCTTCTTTTGGCTCAAGGCTGGCCATTTGTTGGATCAAGAGATTCATAGCAAGACACCCTCTACTGGGCCTGTTTTCACAAGCAGAATAGGGCCGTCATCGTACCTCTGCTGATCGCACTTAGGATACGAACCAGACACCGGATACTTCAACATAGCCAGCATAGTTCTCCGCTGACGCCTATCCCCAACAAACTGAAAGTAACGATGCTTTGGGGCTGGAGGCACCATCTCAATGCCGTTTTCCTTTGCCCATCGAGTAGGGTCGGTTATCCCCCTGTCCCGTAGCGTCATTGGATGGACTCGTTTTCCATCAACTATGTAAGCCTTGTCGTGACTTTTTGTTGCGCCCGTATACAGCCAGTTGGTCGCCTGATAAATAATCCCGCAATGGTTCTGCTCCATGTCAGCGTAACTGATGACCGCACAGGGCTTTGGCTCTAACAGCTTTAGACTATTGGCTACCAAAAAACTGGCTGCATTTTTAGTCCTTGACTGCACGACTACACGGGATAATTCATAGAGCCTAAAGTCACGCTCTTTAAACGCATGCTTTTGGATTGGCGGAGACGGCTGGCCATAAACGGCAACGCCCGTGATTTGACCTTCTTCTTCAAGACCAAACCCGGCCCAAAAAATAGAGGCGCGTCGGCTGTAGTGTTTTTGAGTCACAAAATTATCCGCAATGGTTTTTGTTATTTTTACAACCCTCATAGCGGCATGTCCCCGTGCCATGGCTCGTCTTCCATGCGCTTTAGATTGAAGATGAACCGGTACTGCGGGTGCACCTTGACAAACAAGCGCGCGTAGAACGCAATGTGGTTGTTGCAAATCCTGAAGTCGCTGCCGGTGGTCTTCATCGCCACCTCCCAGCGGATGCGGTTGATGATGAGCCAGTGGCTGATCTTCCTGCGGCCGGCGTTGACGGCTTCGAGCGTGAAGCGCTCAAAGTATTCCCAGACTTGGGGGTTCCCGGCGTTGAACGCATTGAACTCCCGCTGACGCAGGTGGAACGGGGTGTTCATGCTCATGCTGCCACCTCGTCCCTAGCCAAGATGGATTGCAGCCCCGCTAACAGCTGCTGGGCCTCTTTGCGCGTCAAGGGCGTGTAAATGCTTGAGCGGCCGTTACGCAGCGAAAGCCAAAGACCACCGCTGTCCCATTCGTCAAGGTGAATGCAAAAGTCAGTCTCTGTGTACACCGTAACCGTGATGTCTTTTTCGACCATGCTATTTCTCTCTTTCTATGTTGTCAGGATTGACAAGTTGATTTTAACAGATAACTTGAAGTACTTGTCAAGTACTTTTAAAAACTTTCAGACTTTTTCTCCAGCTCTATAAGCAGGTCAATGTAGTGCTTGGCTTTTTCAAGGTCAGCGACGCCACCCTTGCTGCGCCAGCGGCTGACGTACTTGATGACGTTGCCCTCAAAGTAGCCGATGCCGTTGGCGTGGATGAACTGCACAGGCTGGATGGCCATGTCCTTGTAATGGTTGCCCGCCACTTGAACCTCAAGGGCGGTAGCTTCAATTTTCATGCTTCTTCCTTTCTAGTTTGAACAATTGCACGTGCCTTGCCTTGGCGAAGAGCCGCCAGCACAAAGTCGTGCGCCTTCTCGATGTCGTGAACAGTTGCATGCGCCAGCTGTTCCTCATGCAAATCCATGACCAGCTTCAACGATTCCCACTGCTCGGCTGTCATGATGAACCGCATGCCCCGTGCGACGCCTCTGCGGGAGAGCTCCAGCAACGCGTCTTGTCCCTGCCTGATTTCCTCCACCCAGTCGTGGCCCATGCCTCTCATGGCCAAGGCCTCGGTAATGTTGAATGCCCCAATCAGCATGTCGATGTCTTCCCTCAGGGCCAAACCCTTGCGAACCTGATCCAACGCGTTCCTGTTCCTGATCTGCACGGCCAAGTAGACATCTGACAGCTCGCGAACAGGCTTGAGGCCTGACAGCACATAGTTTAGGGGGCTTTGCAGGACTGTGCGAGGGCGGTACTTGCTACGTTTTCTCATGGCCCCTCAATCCCACGTTGAGCGGGCTTTTTAATCATTGTCTTCTTTCTTATTTCTATGCTGGAGCTTTGACTTTATCACCTTCAATTCACTTGTCAACAACTCAACTTTACTCTCTGCATTTAACCATGCTTCACGCCACCGGCGTTGGTCTTCAAGTTTCTGTGCCACGGCCTTTAACAAGGGCCGGTTCTCTTGCTGCGTTGTCTGCGCCAGTCTCAAAAGTTCGTCGATCAGTTTCATGTTCCCTCCATGGATGCCCTTCGGCCGGGCGTTCAAACCCGATTATCTTCATCGTAGTTCTCAACAATCTCGTCCTCAAACAGCATGGTTTGGTCTTCGGTGAGCGTATTGGTGATGTCTACTTGGCGGGGCTTTCCGCTCGGGCCGACAATGGTGAGCAAGACCTTGGTAATGTCCAGCTGGGCAGGCAATTCGGTGCCTTCTACGTCCATTGCAGGCAGCACCTCAAAAGTGAGTTCGACGGGGAACGTCATCTCGGTCTTGTATTTCATTTTTGGCTTTCTTACGGGTGTTGTCAATGCGCTGCAAGGTGAGCGACTCTTGGTATGCCTTGTCAAACGCAGTCTGAACCAAGGATTGAATAAACGCCCCCATGCCGCTTTTGTAAAACGCCGCAACTTCCTTGAGCATGAGGTAAGCTTCTTCAGGCACGGAGACGGTGATCCAACGTTTGCCGGCACGTTTTGAGGGGGATGAGCGCACCGAGTCATAGGTGTCTTCTTTTGGTCGCCCGTTTTTGCGCGGACGACCCCGCTTTTTCTTAACGCGAGGCTGCGCCAGCTTTGCTGGCTGACGGACGTATGGCTCTGGATAAGCCGGAACAACCTGTGTTCGTGCGTTTGGTAATCGACCCATGTATTTCTCCTTTCTTTTAGACTTATTAGTGTATCGGAAAAAATGGGCTGGAGGCAAGCCCCCAGCCCGAAGTTTCACTTAACAAAGTCGGAGCAACTGCATTTACCCCGGCTCAATTATGCGGCAGAGCCCCAGTTTCGTCCAGTCTCCACGTCCACGCGGGAGGGCACTTCTAGGGTTACTGCCTTGGCCATGATGTCGGCGGCCTCGCGGGCCTCTTCAATGTTGCGCACGGAAAGGGCCACCTCGTCGTGTACTTGCAACAGCAGGTTAAAGCCCGCCTTGTAAAGGGCCACCATGCCTGATTTGGTCTGGTCTGCGGCAGAGCCTTGGATCAAACGGTTTAGGCCCTTGTAGGTGCCCGCGCGCTTGATCCGTGAGCCGTAGGCAATGACTGCCTGCTCGCGCGGCAGCGCCTTGTTCACGCCCCACTCCACAGGCTCCCACAGCGGAAACCGGCACTTGCGGCCCAGCAGAGTTCGGATGCAGCCGCCCGAGGCGGGGTGCTCAATGCGCTTCATGACCGCGTCCACTGTTCCTTTGAGGAAGGGGACTTTGCTGTGAAACGTGGCGATCAGCTCGCTGGCCTCGTCCAGGGGCAAGTCCAGGCTGTGGGCCAGCTTGGCTTTGCCCATGCCGTACATCAGGCCCAAGCCGATCGTCTTGGCAGCCTTGCGTTTAATTCCGGCCATGTCAGCCACCATTTGGTGAAAGTCCGTGTCGGGGTTGTCGCGGTAGGCTTGCGCCATCTTCTCGGCGCCGGGCAATCCCAGCAGTGTGGCATAGTGCACCAATAAGCGCGGCTCCTGCGAGGAGAAATCGTTAGCTGCCCAAAGCTGGCCTTCCTCTGGCAGGAACAGGCCTCGCACCATGGGGCCAATAATTTCGTGGCGCGCGGGCACTTGCTGGAGGTTGGGGTTGGACGCAGACAGACGCCCGGTTACTGTGCCGCCTTCCTCGTTGCGCATCTGGTTGAAGTGCGTGTGAATGCGCCCGTCCTTGGCGCTGTGCTTCAGATAGGGCTCCAAGAACGTGCCGTGGGTCTTGTTCAGCTCCCTAGCCTCCAAGATCATCTTAGCCATGGGGTGCTCATGCGTGTCCAAGAAGCTCTTAGTGAAACTGGGCGCGCCGGCCGCTGTCTTAGGGTACTGCACGCCCAAACGGTCAAACGCGGCGGCAATGGACTGCGCGGCCCAGATGTCCACCTGCATGCCGGCTTGGCTCTTTAGATACTTCAGGATTTCGGCTTCTTTGCGGCGCATGTCAATGATGTGCTTCTCGCACTTAACACGGTCAAAGCTGATGCCCTTTAGAGTGATGTCGACCAGCACCGGCAGCACCTCTGTCTCAAGCTTAAAGATGGACTCAACCTCTTCGTTGCGCATGAGTGCTTGAAAGTGGTGCCACAACTTTAGGGTCAGCGCTGCATCCTGCTCGGCGTACTCCCCCACGTGCATGGCAGGCAGCTTCCACAACTCCTTCTTGGGGTGCACGCCAAAGTCGGAGGCCGACTCTTTTAGGCCCTGCTCGGACTTGACTTCCTTGAGGTAATCAAAACCCAAAGCGTTCAAGCTATAAGCGTAGCGGTTTTCGTCTAACACGGGCGCAGCCAACATGGTGTCGTAGATGTTGCCATTGACCTCAAAGCCCGAGGCGCGTAGCCATCCCAAATCATAGGCAGCGTTGTGCATGACTTTGTCGGCCGGCGTGGCCACAACATCCTTGACCCAGCGCTCCACAATGCGCTTGTCCAGATTTCCGCCGCCTGCGTGAGCGACAGGAAAGTAACCCGCCCAGCCATCAACGGCAACGGCATAGCCCACAATGAAACCATCATTGCGAGGCCAACCGGGGCCAAGGCTCTCCATGTTCGGGTCGCAGGTTTCAAGGTCAATTGCAATCTCCTTGGCTTCACTCAGGTTGGGAAAATTCTGAGGCGGGAGCCACTCGGAAATGCGGGGGAACATGGACAGCGTTTTAATATCGCGCTTCATAACCGAAAGCCTTTCTGTTCGTTCTTGGGAAGAACGATGTGCAGTGTTTGTTTAGCCCGAGTGATGCCTACGTACAGCAGTCGGTTGATGTCGTCGGAGTTCTTGTCGTAGTCCTTGGCAAAGCGCGTGGACAGGTCCGAGAGCAGCAGGACGTTGTCCGCCTCGCCACCTTTGGCGCCGTGGATCGTGGAGAGCTTGATCGGAATGTGGCCCGTGAGCCGTGTATTGCGGCGCAGTAGCGAGACCAAGTAGTCTCGGCGGTCCTCGCTGATCTTGGTCAGCGCCTTGCTCCAGATTTCTGATGAAAGAAGTCCGTGCTTTTCTTTCAGGAGATCGAGCGTGTAGCTGGCGGAGGTGTCGGCTGTGCGCAGCATCTTGTGGCCATGCTTGACCATGCTGCTGTCCAAATACTTGTAAACCATCTTGACGACGTGAAACGGCACTTCGCCGCCTTTGCGTAGTTTTTCCCAGCCCAACACCGCAATCAAAGTGGTTTCGCTGACGCTGCGTTGGCCGTGGCGCTCAAACAACAGTCCTTGGCTCTTAATCCAATCGTGCATGTCGGTGAGCATGTAGTTGGCGCTGGCCAAGATAAGCCAGTTGCCCTTGCTGATGTCCACCTGCTGGAAATCGTTGTAATAACTGATTGAGCCTTCTTCCTCTCGCGCCTTCCAGACCTTAGGCTGACGCTGGCGAATGCGGTTTACCACCGAGTTGGCCAAGGCGTGAATCTTGGCCGGCACTCTATAGGACTGGTCTAAGACCTTGACGGTGCCTGAAAAACCTAAAAAGCTGGCGACGTCCGCTCCTGCCCAGTTGTAAACCGCCTGGTCATCATCCCCCGCCAAAAAGCAACGCTGGGCTCGCAACGCGAGTTGTTCGACCAGCCTCCACTGCAAACGTGACAAGTCTTGCGCCTCGTCAATGATCAAGGCTTCCAGCGTGGGCAACCGATCAGGCGCTTGCAAAATCTGCTCTAGCAAGTCGGTAAAGTCCAGTAAGTTACGGGCCGTCTTGTAATGGCGGTAGGCTCGCTCGACGTACTCAAAGTGATACCACTCGATTTGCATCTCTGAGCGGTTGTAGTGGGTGCGCAGGTCAATGCCGCGAATGCGGGCAATGTTGATTTCGTTAAGGATTGGGTTATCGGCCTTTACCGCAAACTCTTCGTCACCGGTTTCAATGGCCAGCTCAATGCCCGCTTCTAGCGCAAACTCGCGGTAGTTCTCCGTGGACATCATGTCCTTGTTGCTAATGCCCAAGCAGCGGTAGGCCAGGCTGTGCATTGTGCGAAAAAACGGAAAGTCCGTGTCAGGGTTCAGGTTCGGAAACTTTTGGATAGCCCGATCGCGCGCCTCAGTGGCGGCTTTCTTAGTGAAAGCAAAGTAGCCGACCTTGGTCGGGTGCACGCCGCCTGCCAGCTCTTGCTCAACAATGCTCAATAGGAACGTCGTCTTGCCAGAGCCGGGTGGGCCGAAAACTTTGGTGATGTTCATTCTTCGTCCCCTTCCAACTCGTCCCACAGGTCTTCTGGCCAGACGATGACGGGGGTGTGCACTCCCACATACGCGCCCTCTACGTTAAATTCAATGTACTCGCGCGCTTCCTCGCTGCTCATGCCGTCGTTCATAAGGCGTTCTCGCATAACCTCACCGTCGTAGACCAGCACGTTCACCTGGGTGTTGTTGCGCCATATGCATGCGGGCCCAATGATCGCGTCGTCATGTCCGTCAATTTTTAGCATCAGAAAGGGCTCCGGGTTTGGCGTTGCTCGGGGGTGTCAAATGGCGCGTCTTGGCGGCCAAAGCCTGGAATGCGCCAGCACCGCGCAGCGCGGTTCTTGAGGAACAGGCTGATCGGCTCGCCGCCCAAGTCTCGCAGGCGTTGGGCCATCTTGGGCGCGGTCATGCCCTTGAAGTTGTTGCGCACCAAGTGCGCTTCAAGGTCTTTCATGCGGAAGTAAGTGCGTGCCTCGTTCTCGTCTGTCCATGGGCGGCCCATGAGGATTTCTTCGCGGTCAATCGCTTGCTGCAAGTGCGTGCAAAACTCTTCCAACAAGTCGTTGAAGCGGCCCGTGATGCTGGTGTCTTCGCTGGCTTCTGTAATCTGCTCCGTCTCGACCATTTCTTTAAGCAGCGCGTTGAGCATCAGCTCCCAGTCCTGCTTGCGCAGTGTGGGTGGCAACAGGTTGATCTTTTCAACACAGGCCTTTTGAAACGCCGCTTGAGTAAACAGGCTTTCGGTGTCCAGCTCAACGCGCTTGCCGTTGATGTCTAAGAACCACAGCGGTGGCTCAGAGTTGTACTTAGACAAGGAGGACATCTGTGGCGCATCCGGCCCGTTGCCCCCGATCCCGTATTTGCGTGTCCTGCAAAGGCCGCTGTTGCAAAAGCTGTTGAGCGGGGAATCCTTGCACTTGTAGCGGTACTCTTTCTTGTGCAGCTGCTTAACCAAAACTTGGACCTCGTTGTTGGGCAGCGGTGGAGAAACGTACTTGAGGTTGTGCTCAACCATGGCGTCATCCCAGTGCACAGGGATGACCTTTTTGAGGTAGATGCCAATGTTGAACAACGCATTGTTGCGGGTGCCTTCAGGCACGCCCTGTGAACACAGCGCTTGCAGGCACGGAGGGCCATCCTTGATCGGATGAGCAGGCTCCTTGGCCTCTTCAGGGAACTTAAGTTCTGCGGGCTGTACCCACTGCTCGTACAGCTCGTAAAACTCTTCAAGGGTTGCGGCGCTGCCGTCGTCGTTGATGGCATAGCGCATCGTCTGATCCCCGCCAAAGTACGGCAGGTTCAGGAAGTTGCCCGTGTCGCCACGGTCCACCAAAATTTGGGACTGCTTTGGGAATATCTCTCGACCTGCCTCGCCCAGCAGGGCCGCACAGGACTTAAGGAAGCGCTGCATCTCCGCAGCAGGGATCGGCTCCTTGGTGAAGAGAAAAACGTGGGCGCCACCGGACTTGCTGCGGCACACCACCATCGGCAGCTCTAAGCTGCGAACCTTCTTGATCAGCCCTGCGTGGTCCAGTGGATACTGGTCAATGTCAATACAGCCCCAGATACAGGAGTTATCCGCCCGGATCGGGATAATGCCCAGACTCGGTTCAACGCCTTCAAGGTGTTTGGTCCACAAGTCGTCAATCGGTGGCTTGCGCACCACAACGGCCTTGCCTGCCTGCTTCCCGTCTCCTCGAGATGATTCAATTTTGTATGTTCCATAGGCAATGTCCAAGCCGGTAAAGATAGCCTTGAACCTGGTGATATCAGTCATTTCTTCTTTCTAGTGAGGGTGGGGGACACGCTACGGTTTACTGCCTTCTGGCTGTCGAGGTAATTGCAAGTCCCTCGACTCTGCGCTTCGGGCAAGGTTGAACACATGCTTAACCCGGGTGGTCCAACGAGCCACATGTGTCCCCCAAAACTTAGAACGGCGGTGCCGAACCTGCTGCTGCTCCCGTTTCGCTCTCGTGCTTAACTTTCACGTCACCAGAGCCCACGGACTGCGCAAAAGTCTTGGCAACATTGTAGATGTCTGCCTTGTCAACGGCGCCCACACGCTCAATTTCCCAGCCGTACCATTTGCCCTTGTCGTTGGACTCGGCCACTGTGGTCAGACGGTATGTTTGACTGTACATCGGGGGCGTGAACATGCCGTTTTTGCCGGCCATCTTGACTGACTGCATCATCGAATTCCACTTGCGGCTCTTTTTGAGCTGCGTGGACTTCATGGTAATGAGCGCTGGCTCTGGAAAACCTGCCTCATTAACCAACATGACGTAGTAATTCGCGGTGTTCTCAATGTAATTCCCGTTGTCCAAGTAATCCTTGTTGTCGCCAGGCTCCTTGTGAGTCTGGGACAGGATGTCGCTGGTAGCCGGATAGATGTGCACAGGCGCTCCGCTGCCTTGGCCGCGCGGCATCCACTCGATGTACTGGCGCACGTAGGCGCAAGGCACAACAAAAATACCCTTCTTGCCGTCAAACAGCTCGCCGGTAACCGAATTGAGCATCATGCCGGGCAGTGCGCCATCCATGTCGCCAACTTCGGGGCTCGTGCTGGTCAGCAAACGCAGGAACGGCAGCGCGTAATCGTCTTGCGTCATGCCGTCAAAGCCGGCTCCGGCATCTTGCTCCAAGTCCCCCACGATTGCCAGTGCAGTATTGGCGGTTTGTGCTGCAACTTCGTTTTTAGCCATGATTCATTTTCCTTTTTTCAGTTTGATTTAATGGTAGCTTTTTGGCCAATAAATACGCCAAAAAGTTTTGTGTCGACAATCTGTCCCTTCTCAACACGCTCTTTAACCCAAGCCTTAAGGGTTTGGGGCTCTATCTTCTGCGCCTGCTCGGCCGGGTAGCCTTGCGTGCCCAAGAGATTTAGTAAACGAGCTGACAGCTCGTCCTCACCGCGACCGAAACGGACGCTGATGGTATTTTTAATAATGTCATCAAAGCCGTGGTCTCTAAGCCATTGATGGGCTTCTGACTGCCGGGCCTTAGGAATGCTCGCACTGTAGAACGGCTTGACATCAATAGTGCTGCCGTCTTCCATCACGAACTTCTTCATGCCAACTTCGGCCATGGCCTCAGGTATCGTTTGCTCGGTGAGCTTTCGGAACTGCTCGCTTCGCTCCTTGAGGGTTTCCTCCATATCGGTAATCTCTTTTTCCAGCATCTTTGCGCGCCTAGCAAGGCCCGCGATACCGGCAATTTGAGTGTCAGCTACCTTGTAGGCACCTGCGTCATCTTCAAAAGTAGTCGTAAGACTCATCGATTTCTCCTTTCTTAAAAAGATCAACCTCCAATGGGATGTAGCGACGCTCGCGCTTATCCCACTTGAGGCACTTAAAGCGGCCATTGTTTTTACTGGCAGCTACTGCACAGGCAATGCCTATGGCAGAGGGGTCTCCAATGAGGAGCAAGAAGTCCTCATCGGAAAATTTATCCAACTTACGCTGGATGCGGCGGACTGTCGGCACAACGGAGAAAGCTATCTGCGCATTGGGAGGCAAAATTGTTTCAATCTGGCCATAGTCCAGAGCGCTTGCAATGTTGTGTGTCGTAGTCTCTGAGACAACGTAAACGGTTGGCATCTAAATTTCTCCTTTCTTAAATTCGAGCACCCAGTGTACACTGCCTTTTCAGGAGTCTGCAACCCCTGCCAGAAAGAGATACATCATGGACCACTTTTTATCGACCTACCCCTTCAAGAACAAGCCCTTTGTTCATCAACAGGCTTACCTTCAGCGCTTCTGGGAATACCCAGTAGCAGCGCTCTTTGCTGACATGGGCACAGGCAAAAGTTTCATGCTGATCAACAACGTGGCCATGCTCTACGATAAGGGGAAGATCAATGGATTTTTGATCGTAGCCCCAAAGGGGGTCTACCGCAACTGGTACGACACAGAAATCCCTAAGCACTTACCCGAGCACGTCGTTCACCGCATGGCTATCTGGTCTCCGTCGCCCCGCAAGGCGGAACAAAAGGCTTTGGACGAGCTGTTCACCGTCACTGAAGACCTCAAGATTTTGGTGATGAACGTCGAGGCTTTCAGCACCGCCAAAGGCACTGCATACGCCAAGCGCTTTTTGCTTGTGCACAACGCCTTGATGGCGATCGACGAGAGCACCACCATTAAGACGCCAGGCTCGGCGCGTAGCAAGAACACTGAGAAGGTGGGCCGTGGCGCGCGGTTCAGGCGCATCCTCACGGGCTCCCCGGTCACCAAGAGCCCCATGGACCTGTACCAGCAGTGCGCATTCCTGTCTGACGGCTGCCTGAATGTTAGTAGCTACTACGTCTTCCAAGCGCGCTACGCCGTGACAGTGGAGCGCCAGCTCAACACCCACACTTTCAAGCAGGTGGTAGGCTACAGGCGCTTGGACGAGCTAAAGGAAAAGCTCGATCGCTTTGCTTATCGCGTCAAAAAGGAGGAGTGCTTAGACCTGCCAGACAAGTTGTACGTCAAGCGGGAGGTGGACCTGACGCCTGAGCAGCTCAAATACTACAACGAGATGAAGGCCTACGCCATGGCCCAGATTGATGGCGGCTTGGTGAGCACCGTCAATGCGCTCACGCAGCTCATGCGCCTGCACCAGATCGTCTGTGGACACGTTAAGCTCGACGACGGCACTATCATTGAATTGCCCAATAAGCGCATTGACGAGCTGATGGCCATCGTTGAAGAAACAGACGGCAAACTCATCATTTGGGCCAACTATCGGCACGACATTGAGGCCATCAAGATGGCGCTTTCAAAGGAGTACGGGATGAACGCCGTGGGCATGTACTACGGAGACACGGACATGGACGAGCGCAAGCGCGTGCTGGAGGAGTTCCAAAAGCCTGACAGTGAGATGCGCTTTTTCGTTGGCAATCCCAGCACCGGCGGCTACGGCTTGACCCTGACGGCCGCCAACACCATGGTCTACTACAGCAACAGCTTCGATTTGGAAAAGCGCCTTCAATCTGAGGACCGCGCCCACCGTATTGGCCAGACCAAAAACGTGACGTACATTGACCTGATCGCCGTGGGCACCATTGACGAAAAGATCGTCAAAGCCTTGCGCGCAAAGATCGACATTGCAACCCAAGTGCTTGGAGAGGAAATGAAAACATGGCTGATCTGATTCCTTGGTCAAACGAGTTTGTGTATAAAAAACTCGAAAGAATCGACGCGTCTACGGGACGTGTATACGTTTTGCCAAATAATGAACACGTCCCCTCCGTCACAACAATCTTGGACAGCACCAAGGACAAGACCGCGCTCATAGCATGGGCCGAGCGCATTGGCCAAGCAGAAGCTGACAGGCAAAAAGAGCAGGCCTCCTACATCGGCACCACCATGCACTACACCTTAGAATGCATCTTGGAGGGCAAGCCGTTGGCCGTTGGCCGTGATTGGCTGGCCATGAAGGGCCACCAGATGGCGTTTACCTTGGCCAACAAGTACTTCGGTGCGATCTCCAAGATTCACGGTTCGGAGGTGTCACTGCACTACGGGCACCGGTACGCCGGCACGACGGACATGGTGGCCACGTACCGAGGCAAGCTGGCCATTATCGACTTTAAGCAGTCGGTCAAGTCCAAGCGCTACGAGTACATTACCGATTATTTTCACCAGCTCGCAGCATATGCCATGGCCCACGACGCAATGTACGGGACCGACATTGATTTTGCCGCCGTGCTGGTTTCCGTGCAGGATGGAACGACCCAAGAGTTCACCATCACGGGCCGAGAATGGCAGACCTTCAAGGCCCAGTGGATGGAGCGGGTACAAGCCTACGAGACGTCACGCATTACTGCGGCGCCGGTTGAGCAGCCGCCATAGGGCTGACTGTGTCAAACGGGAACAGCGAGGCGTACATGCTGCGAGCGTTGGCTTTAGTTGGCGGGCCACTGGACTGCGGGCCGCTTGGGGGCTTCTTTTCGTCCGCTTTATTGAGCCCCGGCACACCACGTGTTCCCGGAGCTGTGGGTAGTTGGCGTAACTGGCGCGCCGCTTGGCCTTGTTGCGTGAACGGTGACGTTTGAGCAGTCGGAGCGGGGCGGTCGCTATCTGCGGACAGGTAGTTCAACGCAGGAGTGACAGCGCTCTTGCCAATCGACACACCCAATGAGCCCACGTAGTTAATCAGCTTGTTGGCGATGTCGATCTGCTCTTTTTCCGTGCGCCCTTTTTGCAGGAGTAGGGCCATGGCCTGAGGGTCCTTGGCCGCGTTCTCCAAAATGGTGCGCACGGTGGCATTGGGCAACGCGTCAAAGATTTGGCGCACCGCCTTGGAGCCTGCGGAGGCTGCAATCAGACTACCGGGGCCGCTGGGTGCAGCGGCTGTGCCAATCTGAGCACCCGCAACACGCAGCGCCAGCTCGGTCACCGCATCCGCCCCTTGAATCACGTCCTCGTAGGGAATGTTGTTCTTGATGGCAGTCTCAATGCGCTGCATTGGCGTAAGGAGCTTTTTGAGGTTTGACATCTCTGTCAAGGTCATCAGCCCGTTGCTGCGCATGATGTTTACAAGCGACGGCTGGTTGCGGCCGAGCGGCTCAAACATGGCTGTTGAATAGGCGTCAGGGCTGAACTTGCCGCTGTAGCCGTTGGCCTTTGTGTAGGCGTAGTCAAACAGCGAGGATTTCAAACCGTCCAGCGCGTCAGGGCCGCCCTTCTTGGCCAAGTCCACCAAGCCGTTGATGCTTTTAACTGGGAAGCGGCCATTTAAGCTGTCCGCAATCACGACGGTAGGGCTCTCGGCGGTCAACATCTGGGCAAAGGCGGATTGATTCTTGGCTACTTTGGACAGCGCGCTGTTCTCGTTGGTCACTTGGGTGAGCAAGTTAGACGCGTGGGCCGCGTCCCGCAAGTCTCCCATGATGCCCATCTTTTCCAACAGAGGGGCATTTTGCTGCGCAAACTTGGTGAGCTTGCCCAAGTTGACCTTCTGGACAAAAGTCCCCGGATCACGTCCTGGAACGACCTCTATGGAATTTGCAGCAGCCAAACGCAGCACACGGTTATGCGCGTCACGAACGGACGCGACGTTGGTGGTTGCAGCGCGGGCTAGGGGCAGGAGCTGTTGGGCTTGCGGGCTGTCGATGCCGAACTGTTTGACAACCTCGCGGTACTGCGTGCGCATGAAGCCGACAGCGTCTTCGATTTCCTTCATCCGCAGAGCGGTCTGGTCGGCGTTGCCACTAAAGGCGTTGAGCACCAGCGTCTCTGGCGGCACACGATCCCTGCCTGTCTTGGCCACAGCGCCGACTGTGTTGGCGTAAGTGCGGGTAAAGACGTCGTTGAGCGAGCGCGAGAACTGGCGCGCTTGGTCATACATCGGGTCTTGGAGCGTGTCCAGGTCCCGCATCATGCCGTCGGCCATGTTGCTGAAGAAGCTAGCCTTGTTGGCGTCGCCCGCTCCTGCCGAATCACGTGCCATCTTCAGCAAAGTAGACCGGTAGTTCACCATGTCTTGAACGGGCTGTTCCTTGATCTTTGGCATGAAGTTCGAGGGCACTCGACCGGTCTGCAGATAGTCATCGGAGAGCTTGCCGTTACGGAACTGGGCCACTGAGGACTCGTCAATGCCGAAAGTCCCCATGATCTTGCGTACCTGCGGAGGAATCTCGTCGAACAGGGCAGGACCCATTTCGGACGCACGTGCCAAGAAAGAGTCCGCCGTTGCAGTGGGCACCAGTGTTGGGGCTTTTCTGATCGGCATGGCAGGAAGGCTTATCATCGGACGCTTGCCAGTGCGGTCAAAGATGCGCTGCGCCTCAATGCCTTCCATCGGCACCTTGGACACCTGCATGGTTGTCACAGGCTTGGTCAAGCTTTCCAGCGCAGAGGTCCACAGTTGACCCTCTACATCACGTGTCTCAGCCAAGGCCAGTTCGGTCTCGTTTTTGACCAACTGGCCAATTTGCTTGCGAGCCTCGGGGGTGTCCTTGGTGATCCTAGCAATCTTGGCGGCTGCGTTGGCGTCGGCCAACGACAGACGCGTCTCGATCATGTTGTCAAAGCGCTTTTGCTGCAGCTCGGCCGCGATTCGCAAAGCCTGTGGGTCGCCGAGTTCTTGCAGCTTACCCACCAGTTCTTGGTAGGCTAAAAACGCAGTGCGACCTTGCTTGGCAGTCTCGCCGCCAAACTGGGCGCGGTGGTTGCCAAGGGATGCTTCCAAGTCCATGAGCGCTTGGCTGCCAGTCTTTTGGCCAGCCGTGGGGGACGGAACGGTGCCGGGCAGCTGCGTGCGCAGCGCCTTAATCAGCGCGTCTGAGTCCTCGCCGCTCTTGTTCAGGGCGTCGAGCAAAAGGCCGACAGCCTTTCGTTCCGTAGCAGCACTGCGGCCGCCCGCAGCGCCTTTGATAGACGACAAGCCTGTCTTGGCCAAATCAACGCCACTAAGCAGCAATTTGGTTGGAGTCAGCAAGCCTGCGCCCAGCTCCGCACCAAAGCGCACGCCTTCTTGGCCAGGACGGTAGGTTTCTGCTGCGCCACCGGCCAAGCCCATGCTGGCGGCGGTCAGGCCTTCAGTGGCCATGAACACGCCGGGGCTGCGGCGCGCTGTCTCTCCAATACCCGAAACAAACTTGGCCACACGTCCAGCGGTGGGGCCAGCAGTGGGCAAGAAGAACGCAGCGGGAGCAGTGGCAATAGACGAGCCAAAGGTTTTTCCTCCTTCTCGGTAAGGCACGAGCCGTGGGTCGGTCTCCTCGGGAATGAAGCCCTCAGCCGCTTGACCAGCTTGGTAGCCCAAGTAGCCGCCAACTGCGGTGGTGACCAGCGGAATGCCTGCGGCAACGCCCCCGATAAAGGGGGCTGCTTTTGCGGCCAAGGGCATGCCCAGCTTAAAGCCCGACAGGGCACCGGCCACGACTGGCGAATCACGGAGTGCGCCGGCGGCAGCACCCTTGGCCACCGTTCCGGCGTAGTCGCCAAGGCCTGGCTCAGGTAACCCGCCTGTGGGGAACAGCTCATCCAAAGAGCCCGCTTGAGGCGCTTGTCCCGTTGGCGCGGTGCTTTGCCCTGCCTTAGGGTAAAACGCAGGCCTGCTCGCTGCCTCGATCTCTGCGGGGCTTGGGCCAGCCTCGGGCCGT